TTAGCAAGTGGGGGTTAGTGGCCACTGGATATCAGGAGCAGTTGATGTGTCTACGCGCATAAGCTCAACTGAATAGCGCATCCACTCATTTAGCAGCGCCAGCTCTGACTCAGTTGCTATGCCAAGTAGTTTAGCTCGCTCAAGTGGTTTAATTGCTGCCTCCGCATCTACAGCAAATTGCTGTTTTTTGGCATTAGCATCGGAGACCAATTGTTCTTGAGTTGGTGGAGGTACCGGAATCCATTCACCAGTTTCTGCAGCTATGTAGTCGCCGTCATCTGGGCGCATCCCGCTCATTTGAATAAATCCAGCGGGGCACTCACCGCCGATTTGTTGAAACGAATCACCGACTTTCGCATAAACAATAAATGGCATTAATTACGCCTCTAATTTTCGAATAAATACACGGCATGGTGCAGATGTCGCAGGATTTGTTCCACCACCTAAACCGCCCAGGTCAGCCGCTGCACCTATAAGATAGTTTTTGCCAGATTGAATTACGATGCCCTCTCCTTGCACATAACCCGCACGAACTCCATAAACTGCACTAGAGCTTACATACGCCCAGCCGGGGTCTATCCATTTACCATTAAATAGCAACTCAACAGTGCACATAACCGGAGTGTTATTACCGAACGGATTGGGTATTACGTATCTAGTGTTGTTTGAAATTGTCGATGGGATTTGAGAAACAACCGTTTCATGCGGTGCACCAGTGCCTACTGCATTAACCAGACACGTTGATTTGCGAGCATTAACAGCTGACTCCAACGTTGATACACGCGCTGATAAACCGGCAATTGCAGTTGCCATGGCCGCTGCATCAACAGATCCGGAATTCAACACAGCACCGAATAGATGGAGCGTCCAAACACCTGCAACGTTGACCATCCTATTTTCAATTGCTGTATATCCGCCCTCTGATGTATCCAGCTCAAGAGTATAATTAGCACCTGGATCACCACCAATGACACCGACTTTTGCTGGAGAGTTGCCATACGGCACCAGCTTTAATATTTTGCTTGTCTGTCTTAACTCCCCGACATAAATAGCACCGATCGCTGCCTTAATGGGTCTAGCCGCATCGGCTTGAATATCACCGACAGGCGCCGAATTCTTCCCGTCGCCTCTGAATACAACTGCCGCGATGGAATCCGCGTACTTACCGTTATAATCAGGTACGCGAAAGTTTGTACTCCCATTACCATCTGTGTAACAGCCACGTTTTGACGGGTTAGCGAGCCACTCCGCCTCGGAACAAACTGGCACTAAACCGGCTTGAATGGCGGCCCATGCATCAGGGTAAAGAGTGCGGCCATTCTCAATGAGCTGGCCGTCTGCTGGAGCCTGCCCAACAGGAATTGCAGCGCGGCACGATGCCCAATCACGATGCAGAACTGGTATATCTGTTTTTTTTGCTAAGTCATCCAATATCTTTTTTAAGCCGATATTTTCATAAAAAACATCGATTTTTTTATCAGCTTTGATATCAGCACCTGGGTTTTCTCTACCCAAAAATAGCTTAGTTAATGCTTTCTTTAACTGAGAGTGATCGAGTTTATCAGGCTGTAGTTCAGCAGCTGATAACACGTTGATCAACTCATCAGTCACCATATTGAACCAATCACCACCAGGAATGGTTGGTTGCTGGCCTTGCCCGCCTTCGGTGAAGTATTGGCGAACTGATGACTGAACAGGCGGAATTGCTGGAGCTGTCGTGACACCAGTGCCATTATCGACCCAATACATAGTCAGACCTCATAGATGAATTCATAAGTAAACCCGCCCAGCTTGTAGCGTGACAGGGTGCATTCGAGCAGCAACGCCGTCTGCGTTTTCAGTGGTGTTAGCACATTGTCGGTCACACGAAATCGCCCGTCCGGCATGCCATAAACAACTACTTCCAACGTATGCCGCCAGCGATTAGGCCAGATTGGATACATGACACTGCGTAGAACGTGGTGCGGGAAGTGTTCGTTAACCTCTACAACGAAGCCGAGAGCCAGAGCCATAGCTTTGATTTGCCACGTCTGTAGGCCACCTTTGCGATGATATTTTTCAACTACAGCCGCACGGCGACTTTCAAATGACTGGCCCTGGATATTGCACTCTGGAAGCCCTAAATAGCTTTCCCACTCGGGCAACAGCTGCACCGTGGTTTCTGGCCGCATTTCAAGGTAAAGCTGATCTGCGCTAACCTCTGCATCGACCAAACGCTGAGCAAAGCCAAACACATATTTTGATAAATCAGAATCTGGGTCACGAGGCCATACTTTCCCGCGCGGCATGAGCTGTAGAAGCGCGTTATGCCATTCTTCTACTGAGTGGGCCACGTGATACCTCCGATAACGTTCAACTGGTTAGGCAGCGCTGTTACGTCACTGGACAGATTTAACGTGTAGTTCTCCACGCCAACTGCCGAACCAATCGCCGTTCGCACCTTAGAGACAAGCATTGTTTGTCCAGGGGATAACGTGCTTTGGTAGCTAATTAGATTTTTATTAATACCGGCTCGGGTGGCTGCATTGTCAGGTGTTGGCGTAATGACTAAATCAGTACGTTTAAGCTGAATACCCATATCGACAGGCTCAATGCCTCCAGGCCGACCAACTAGCACGCCTGTGGCGGGGTCAGAATGTCGAAATAAGTATGCCTGCATTGCAGTTTTATCAGTCGCGTTCGGCAGGATATCCGCTCTGTCATCGTAAACCCATGCGATACCTACCGTGCTACCGCCATGCCATGCGTCATAGCACCACGCACGGGTTACACCAGGCAGCTCACGCATCCACGCAACATAATCATGCACAGCTCCACCTGATGGCGGATTTTGCTTACGAAATAGCAGGCGCTCAAGAACTTGGCTGATGGGCTCAATGTCGGCACCACCGCTGATACTTCCACACGTCCCCGTTGATTGAACACCAGGCACTGGCGTAACTAGTGATAACGATTCTCCGCCAAGGATGTTGCCGGATGCGCCAGCGACTTTGGCTTGAATACGCACAACAACCGATCCAGCGCTAGGGCTACCAGAGGAAGTGACAGTGTATTGCCTGCCGTCCTTGTGCTGTAAAACGGTATCAACGGGGACCGGCACCGATGATTGCAGAGTCACCGGCCCCACGGCATAGCTGGCCAACTTACGAATGACACCCTCATATTGCGCTGTTTCAACAATCGTTTGGTCTTCGGATTCGGTCGTTGGAATGATCTGTCTGACAATCCACATTTGATGGTCATACAGGTCACGTACACCACTCGCCACCACGGTATTCAGCGCTTTTTCAATACCAAACTTTGGCAGCAACGTATCCAGTGACGACTCAAGATCTAGCTGTCCTGACGCGATTAGCTGGCGGAGAGTAGGAATGTTATACGGCATTCGCCTGCGCCTCCCATCGCTTGTTGATAGTCATAGGCACCTTGGTTCCGTCTGGACGTGTAATAACGATATCCAGCTGCAGTAGCTGAAACTTAGGAATAGAGCCAGTCACCACAATATCTCGGGCGTAATCGGGCTTTAAATGGGTATCAAGGGCGGTTTGAGCATAGGTTACAGCTTTATTGCGAACATCAGTGGTGAGCTTAGAGCGGTCTAGTAACCAGAGTTTGCTGCCCCACGGTTCATCTGCGAAGGTGTCGCCAATCCAGCCGCGTTGATCACCAGAGCCATCCGGTAACACATCAGATTCATCAGCTCGGGCATCGGTGAAAAGAATCATCAAAACCAGTGTGGCCAGCCCATCATCCTGACGCAAACCGGCCGAGGTGATTTCGATATCGCCTCGGCCGGTTTCGTTGTTCCAGATGATTGCTGTAGTCAATTGCCCCTCACACAGGGGCACCAACCCCTTTCTCATGATCGTGGCCCTTCACAGAGATATCACCGACTTTCATATCTTCATCTGAAGTTACTAGTCCGGTCACATGTAAAGCGCCTTGAATTTCTGTCATGGGGGAAATGATGGTGTGTTTCTCTGCTGCGTTCAAAATGACTGATTTCGCTTGAATTTCGACTAAGCCATTTTCACGCAGAATGATGCGATGACCTTCAAGATGGTATACACAACTATCACCCTCAGCCAGATCTTTTGGTCGTACAGATTTATCTTCAACGGAGATAGCAACCAACCCCGCGCGCGAACCACCAACGCTAAGAACGATAGCCTCTGAGCCTGCTGGGGGCACACTCGTATGCCCATAATTTTGAAAACGTTCAACATCACTCGCGCTTTCATCGGCCAGTACTTTGAGCTGCAAATTTTGCCGCTGCAGGGCATCATTAACCAACGTAATTACAGCACGGTCAGCCAGCAGTCGAATCCGGCGCTGCAGTGGCGCAAGCAGCTTCTGCACATCACGCAAACTTACGCCCATGTTTCAACCTCCTTCGTCCGTTTTTTCGATACTTCGGCTGGGATGAGCATTGCCTCACGGGGCATCAGATTAATGATAGATATCCGGCCGCTTTTATCATCCTCAATCAGCGTCACCACGCTAATGAGCCATTTTGCATCTAAGACCTGAATATCATCTTTTACTGGGCACATGCGGTTAATTTGCCACAGAGGGCCAGTATCACCCTCGATTCCTTGAGTTCGCCAGCCTGCCACCGTGATTTCAGTTTGCGTCCCTTCGCCCAAGGCTCGTTGCATTTGCCACTGACCGCGAATACTCGCACCTGCAGCAGTTGTCACATCTTCGGCAATGATAATTCGAGGTCGGTAACGAGTGATACTTGGGTCAGTAACCACGGCTTTTTGGCCGCCTAACGTGCTGGGTGCCGAGTTACTCCACGTTTCACCACCACCGTAGCTGCTGCCTTTTACAATCCATTCTGATGCCCGATCCTTTGTGCTGAATCGGCCTCTGGCGGCTAAGACATTAACCCCAAGTTCAAGCGTTGTCCCCATATCCTGTTCACTGGCTTGCGTGATAACGAGCTGACCGAGTTCATTGGTTGTTAACAATAAAGCTCGCTGCTTGGCCAAACGGTCTAACAGTTCAAATCCTGTTTCCCCTTGTTCGATAGCGACACGAGGAAATGCCGCACCAACATCACACTCAACGGATACAGTAATATTGAACGGTGAGCAGATATCACGGGCGACCTGATCAAACTTAACGTTACTCCACTGACCTGATTTATAGATCGCCGAACAGTCCACTAAGTCCGCAGTTTTACTACGACCATTCACGACCCATGAGACTTCTTTGGCGTCGTAACTGGGGATGAAGTCATCAACGTATCCGGTTAGCGCGGTGTCATCACCGATTTTCACGACACAGCTGCTCAACGGCTTAATCTCTAATGGTTTGGCATCCTCCCATTTGCGCGTTAACGACAACTCAAATGAGCCCGCAACATCAATCAGCGAGCGCGTGATACGCACTTTTTGCCAGCCACCATAAATTTTTCCGTCAACCAACAGCGTAATGGGCTCAGACATCGATCACCTCGACCGCAGTGCTTGGCGTAATGAATGTTGGATTACGCAGTTTATTACTGCTCACAATCCGATCGCGGTACTCCGCATTACCATATTGCTGCCACGCTAATAATGCCGATGGTGTAGTCGTGTTAACCGTAATTTGGCGGCGGCGCGGCAATTTTGCTGCCCGTTCTTTATTGTCATTTAATAGCGCCAAACGTAGATCACGTAATGCACGCCACACCTCGCTGTCACCGGATTCCACCGCATCAACGGCCAACTCAGCCAAGCGATTTGCGAGCGTATTGTTCATTGTTTCGACTTCATCAGCAGTCAGCTGCACGTTACGATCTGCGCCCACTACACCATCAATTACGACAGGACGACTCACCGTATTATTAGACTGATCACCGGTTAGCGATTGCCCGATAGTCACCGTGGCCATGCTGTCTTTGGTGAAGTCTCGGGTGCTGGTGAAATTGGCATCAGCAATGGCACTGGCCGCTGATATTGCCGCGGCGCGGTCAATTAGCTGGGTGAATTGCTGCCCATTTGACAATGCAGCATTCAGCTCTGTCGGCGTATCAATGGTGGGTACTGACGATGCCAGACGTGTTTTCACATCTGCGCTGATGCTTGTTGGCAAACCGCCTGTGATGGCCAGTTCTGCACGCATACCTTCCCAACGACGGCTAATCTGGTCATAGACACCCAACGCGCGAATAGGGTCAGTAACCACACCTTTTACATCTTCCACGATACCGGTGACTTCACGGGCTAGACTACCTGGATACGCGAGCAGCCCACCCACGCTATCTTTTGTGCGGATGAGGCGGTCAGTCCATTCACGGAATTGATCGGGCAGTGTAGGCAAGCCACGGGTGAACTCATCCATATCATCGAGAAAGGTATCAACCATGGTCCCCATGTTATCGATGCCAGTGATAAAGCTATCCATGAACGACTGTTCAGAGGCTCCCATAGCAGCACCTGCAGCATTACCCAGCGCACCCGCCGTATCGATAGCCGATGACGGGAACAACCGCGTACCGGCTTCCCAGACAGTGAACGTGACGTAAGCCACGCCGTCTTCTTCGTTATCGAGCCGGTGACTGACTTCGCCCACTTGCACCGTACGCACGCCCCACCACGGGTGAATCATTTCACACGTACCAGGCTGGTTCAGTGCATCCAACAGCGAACGGAGTTTAGACAGATAATCTTTGCCGACCACTTTCCCCACGATCTGCTCGTTTGTCAGAACAGCGCCGTTATCTTCTGTCCATCCAGTTTCACGCTTGGGATATTCACGCGGAATAGCACGACGGCCACCTTTGCCGTCCACGGTATTCAGTAGGAACTCAACGCCACGAACTGAGGCCGTTAAACGCTCTTTAAAGCTCATCTAAACCCCCGTTACGGCATCAATGAAGGGCCGGTATCCACATTAACTTTAAGACCAGGTGCCGCTTCGCGGGTGGTTACAGTCACTCGGTCATCACTGACTTTCACATCCAGCGATGCTTTTACTCGCTGTTCAAACGCATTGCTTCCGTTACTCACTGGCAATGCAGAGGCTTCTTTTTGTAACTGCATCGCCATCATGGCAAACGCATCTTGATTATTCAGTGCCTTCGGCATTGGCAGCGTGGCTTTAGCAGCCTGTGCCGCATTGTTTTCAGCACCTAACCGCTGACCTTCCTCAGCTTGGCTAGCCGCAAATAAAAGGCCAAGTGTTCCCATGGCCATCATGCCTGGTGATAAACTTTTGAGGCCAGAGAAGCGCCCAGGCTTTCCTGGCTTGCCAGGCTTACCATCTGGAATACCCGCCATATCGGTAAAACCACCGCCTGGCATATTCACAACATAAACCGGTGTTGCCCCTAATCCAGCCATTGAGCCAAGAGCGCCAGCTGCGCCGCCGCTACCTTTTGGCTTGGCCGCGTCCCATACCCCTTTAGTCCAGCGTGCGGCATCAACACCTTTTTTAACCGCAATTAATCCACCAACGACCAATGCAATATTTTTCCCCGTTTCAAGCCAGTTCTGAACGGCTGCTGGGTCAAGGCTATTAATGGCATCAGCTAATTCAGCAATAGGAGTTGCAAGTTGTTGATTAGAGAATTGACCCCAACTGTTTTTCAGCAGCTGCAAACTACCCGCGAAATCACCGGCAGCTTTGGCTGCATCGTTCAGGGTTGTTTTCCCATCGCCAGCAACTTTCATAAATTCGTCAAATGACTTCACATCGCCAGTCTGAATGTATTCGGCGATCACTGGCTTCAATGCACGTTTGGCTTCATCAGTTAAATTGAGCTTTGCGATATTGGTAGATAAGCCCTTTGACTTAGTGACAATCTCTTCAATCAGAACGGGCAGAGAGCGCATAACCTCTTTGCCTTTCTTAAGCTGCTCAGGGTCAAATACTTCAATTCCGCCCAGCTGCTTTAACTTCTTAACGGTTTCAGGTCGGGTGATATCTCGAATAAGGGATTCAAACGCAGTCACCGCTTCAGAATCAGAGCCTACGCCTTGGCGAATAATCTGCAGTGCTGCACCCAGTTCAGTGACTGCAGCGGTGCCTTGTCGGCCGGTTGACGCATACGCAGCAAAGATTTTCGGGCCTTCTTTGGCCAGATTGCCAAGCGTAAATGCACCTTGCTTACCTTGCAGGTTCAGCGTGTCGATAGCGCGCATTGCCGCCTCATTGCTATCAATGGCCAGCTTTTTAAATTCAGTAAAAATACCGCCGACTTCCGTACCACTTGCACCGGTTGCTTGCATTACCGCCGCAATATTTGGCAGGTTTGCAATGGCATATTCCAAGTCGCCGGTTTTCGTCAGTATTTCTTCAATAGCGGATGTGACATCACTAGGGTCTACGCGAATATTTTTTAAATTTGAGACCTGCTGTATTTGGTCATACAGTTCTTTTGATTTTTCACGTGAAATATCAGCAGAAATAGCAATACGGGAAAGTCGTCGGTCAAGCTGTGAATATTCACGAGCAGCTGCGCCACCCACTAAACCAGCACCAATAGCAACATATCGGTTTTGAATATTATCCAAACCTCGACCAACGGCAGAGGTAGACATTTTCACTAAGTTCATGGCGCGCTGATTATTAGCAGCAAACTGACTCATGCTCTGGCCATATTGCCGAGCCTTAGCCGATAAATTACCGGAAAGATTAATAACAATATCTGTAGCCAGCTGCTTAGACATAGAATTTCCTGATTACTTTTTAGGAGTCATCACTTGCTTTAACAGGTCAAAGCGGCGCAGCAAGTGGCGCAAAGGAAGGTGTTTCAGCTCAGCTGTGGGGATGTGCTTGCTCATGGCAAGCATCAACCCCATGACCGGTTCAGCCAGCTGAATCAGATCGCCCCCGCGCAGCAATTGCGTCGGTTAAGGCTCGGTCCAGCTCTTCGGTTTTGACTCGCAGCAGATCTAAATCGTCGATATGCAGCTTCTTCAGCATCTTGATAGTCAGTGGGCCTTTGACATCACCGATGTACTCAACCTGACGGCACAACAAATTCAGGCCGTACAGCACATCACTGGTATAAGCCACGGCCTTACCGGCGTTCACTACCACTTTTTCAGATTCCAGCTGCGCATCAATCAAATCAGCGGCAGTGAGCTCTCGTAACCCCACCTCATGATAGGTGATGGGTTTATCATCACTGCTCACGACAGTGATGCCGTGAGTCAGTTCAAAGGTCAGCAATGCCACAATCAGATCCTCACTACCTTGTCACCGAAGAACGTGGCCGCAATATCGCCACTCTCTTCACGCAACTGGGCTGGGTCGTTAACAGACGATTGAGTCATCATGTAAGACACGCCGTTATCACCTTCCCAAACGAGGGTAACGCTTTCCATTGCGTTGATGTCCATAACGTCAACGTCTTCATCTGCGGCAATCACCAGCTCAATGCTGGGGGGGCTGAATTTTTTGCTTTTCCCCCATACGCGCCCAGGCCCCATATGTTGAGTGCGGGAATAACCGCCTGGGTTCAGCACTGCACCAGGCTTCGTCTTGAGCTGCTTACCATTCGCTCGAATCGTCACTTCGCCAAGAATTTGTCCCATGATCGTCCCTTACAGTTTGAATTGAATCAGGCCAGCAAATACGCGCAGCTGGTTAACTACATCTGGGTGGCACACGCAGTTGAGTCGATTCCGGTCTGACGCATCGCGGTAGCACTTAAACGTCTTTTTGAACAAATCGAAATCTTCAATCAGCCCTTCAGTTACCCAACGTTCTGCCACTTCAAAAATGGCCTCCGTCATCAGTTTTGGAGTTACGATCGGCTGCGCAGGGTCAATGCGTGATAACACATCGTCATCGGCCAACTTATGACGCGGGAAGCGGTTAGAAACCATGACGTTAACGTCATAACGAATCTTGCCCAGCGTGGCCGGAGTCGTGATATCCAGATAGCTTGGGTCAGGGTCGCCATAGCTGTTTTTCTGGTACATCGAAACTTCACGCTCAATCGCTACAACGTCACCTGGCTGCACCTGATACGTTGCAATGCCTGACTTCAGCAGATTGTTACGCTCAGGCCAGCCGAAACGGTCTTCTTTGGCCGGAGGAATAACGCCTGGTAACGCCAAGGTTTGCAGTGGACGCGCAGGGTCGATAGCCAAGTGATAAGCGGCGATACCACAATAGGCTGCGGCCATTTCCCACGTTGGCGTTGGCATGGTGCTGCTCATCATGGTGGAGATCAGGAAGTCGTTACGTGATTCACCAAACGTGATGGTTTCACCGTAGGTGCCCCGATAGCAGGAATAGGCGATCGTCTCCATCATCTTGTACGGGCCCCAACGCTCCAGCATTTCATCACGCAGGGTGTTCAAGCTGGATGTGTCAGAGAACGGCATCATGATGTGGTTGTACCATTCGTCCGGCATGGCCGCGATTACCGCAGACATATCGGGCGTTCCCGCACCACCGGTCATTGCATCAACGGTCACCGTTACACCACTCGGCAACTGCTCACCGCTGTAGTAGTTGTATCGCAGATCGATATCGTTACCCGTCAGGCCCTTGAGCTTTGACTTCACTTTCACTTTTTTAGGCGTAGCGCTGTCTACCACGGCAGTCACAGGCAGATTTGTTTTTGCATTGATAGCCGCAGCCACGCTGGTTGCGATCGTTTCATCAGTCGCATTGGCAGCAACACCCACTTGCACTGATTGTCCGGCGACCAGCAGATATAGCGTACCGGCTTGCACAGCTGGGCCTGCAAACGTGAATGCACCTTCCGCCGCAGCACCTTCAGTCAGATCGGCAATGGGAATGGCAAAGGTTCGTGTATAGCCGTTCGCTTTGCGATAACGCTTAGAGGCCAGCGCCATCATAGAGCCAACACCAAACAGGCTATCGATAGCTGATTCGCTGACCGGTACTTCAACCACCTGCAGCGGTGACGCTGTGCCGCTAGAGGTCATCTGACCGAGCAGCAACACCTTTTGATCTTGAGCGATATTGCCGCTCAACGCTTGCGAGTTATCGATTTCGATATAAACCAGCGGAACCCGCACATCATTAGCAATAGTGCCAAGGGCCATGGATCACTCCTTATTTGAAGGGGTTTTGTCTTTATTCGTTCTGGCAGCCTTGGCTACCTGCTTATTTTCACTGATGACCACATCACCATCAGCGAATCGTCGTAACCAGAAGGCCGTGCGCGGAACAGCTTCACCGTCAGCGGATAACACAGAGCCATCGGGTTTCTTGACAATCAGCCCATCGGCTGGCTTAACGTTCACGTACATCGTTTCCTCACTCTGAGTCGGGACCAGGCAGCGTGATTAAGCCTTCGCACTCGGGTGCACCATCGGCAACTTTCGAGACGTGGCTGAACCGTAAAAAGTCATCAAGTGTGTTGATATCAATCGGGTCATCGAGCGGCCAGTCTTGCTGCCATGTCACTGACCAAATCGCCACGCCGGTTTCGTCTATCTCTTTGCTGTACAAGTTGTCGGCTCGAACACGTTCTGGTGATGTGCTTGCGCCTGTACCAGTCCAACCGCCTTTTAGCATCAACGCCTTGGCCAAACGGCAGGCGATCACTTCGGCGCGTTGGTCACGGGCATAACCCCATGCATCCGTCATGAATACAAACGCCGCAAACTCGATAGTGCCAATCAAGCTGGTGCCCTGATTACGCATACCGATGATGCGCATTGCCGCGATGCGTACACCGCCATCACGAGCACCCAGCCAGCGCTTCAGCTCAGAGGCTTTATCGAATGGCCCCACATGGCGCTCAACTGTCTGCACGCGGTCAATCATCCGATTCGCGCCAGCGCCATTGGCTTCCAGATAAGGCTTTAAGTACTTAACAACTGACTCACTCGCAGACACACTCGTACCGATGGTGCCAAAATCAGGGCGACTCATAATCCAGCCTCCGCCATCACATCAGCCCAGAAGTCACCAATCACTGCCAGCAACTCCGTCTTGTTATCACTTGATAAGCCCAGGTATGTACGGGCTGGGATATCCATCTGCCGAGAGAACGCCCCGACAGATTGATAAACCGGAAACTTCAGTGCCTTGCCGAACGCCTGTGAGATGCGCCGAATATGCGCGGGAACCCGTACCGTTCCCGAGAACCCATACTGATGTACACGTGAGTAAATCAACGCAGAGCCAACCCGAACACGCGAACGTTCAACCTGATACTCAATGCTGTCGAGCACATCACCTTCATCCCGCAATAGCGATTGATTCTCATGGCGGGTTTTCCCGTAACTCTCTGACCACGGCTGCCACTTCTGACCGTCTGGCGTGGTCTTCTCTTCAGCAATTCGGCGGCGAGTCTGGCTTTCAACCACGGCACCGATGCTGTCGAGCAACTCGGCTTTGTAGTCATGGCGGCCAAGGGTATCGAGCAGACGCTCATAGCGCGCCAGCTCAACACCTTTGGTATCAACCGCAACCGAAACGCCCATTACAGAACGCCTCGCAAGCTCTTGCGGGTAAACAGACGTTCGTTTTGCTGCACCAGTTCGGCTTTGCCTACTGGCCCCTCAAGCGGCTTTTCGGGGGTTGGCAGACCTAACTCAAGTTTGCCGCTGGCAATATCTTTCAACTGCTCAATAGCGCGCTTGTATCGCTCGTCCATCAGGTTAGTGGCCTGTTGGTCGCGGTCTGCCAACCAATAGAGAGAAATAACAATCGCAATCCGCTTGAGCATGTCAGGCACTTGAGGCAACGGCAGAACGTAACGACGCCCCAAACGACCGTTAATTTCGTCATCTGCAGTTCGCAGTGCTTCATCAATCCACGTTTCGTTTAGCTCATTGGTGCTGCGATCAACGGCGAGGTTCCAGAGCATCCCCTCATCACGATCGAGCAAGTCCTGCTTGGTTGCGTAAGTCGCCATTATTCGCTCGCTTCCGGCTCATCCGGTGCTTTCTGCTCATCCAACCCAGGCTCTTCCTGAATGGTTAGCCACGGTTCACTGTGCACCCGCTTTGCTTCTTCCGGCGTCAGATAGCAGCATGGAATGGTGCAGCTATGATCCGCTGGCACATCCTCTTTACTGGCAACAACAAAAACACGGGTTGGGGCGGAGTGCAGGAACTGTACGCCACTGCGCCAAAACCCTGATGGGTTCTTCGCGGTGACCAAAAATGAACCGAGACACCAAACCCAATCAGCTTGATTGCCCAGTGTTACGTTTGCTTCCGGTTCGGACGACGTTTCGCCCAGCTCGGAACAGCCTTCCATTGCTGCAGCTGCCAGCTGCGTGCTTTTGTCGGCCTCCACGGGCTGACCTTTTCTAACTGTTGCGGCTTTAGCCATGTTTAAACGTCCTATAACGTCGCATTGGTGATGTGTTAAACCGTTGCGAGTGGTGGTTTAGGCAGAGGGCGGAGCCCGCTGCCAGAGGTTATAAACGCTTACAACGAGTGCGGAATGCGTTACGGCAAGTACGGGCTAACAACAATCTCCACGTTGTTGAAATAGATGTTGCTTTCACCGTTTCCGATAAACTCACGCGAGATCAATTTACGCGCGGCAGATTCATTAGATGGGCCAACCACCAGAACGCGAGCCATCGTGCCGATCGGCGAACCGCTAGCCTTTTTCATACTGCCCAGCATTTCTTTAGCTTCAGCAAAGTTGGCTTCATTCAACTCAGCCTTGGAGCCAATGGCGGTCTGCGGGAAACCGAAGCCGTAACCGTGGCGGCCATCAACACCGGCAGCAAACTTATTGTTGAACCAGGTGTATTCACTGGTGGCGTTCATGGTTTGGAAGTTGAACGGGCGACGCTCTTGGAAGATGACCGGTTTCACAATCTGCATATCGTCGATCACGAACCACGGCGCACCGGTATCAGTACTTGGATCACCAACTACGTTAGAGAACGTCGTTGCTGGGGTTGTCCCCATCGGATGATCGGTATCGAAGAAGTTCTGGCCGTCATAACACAGCGTGCTAAAGCCAGCGGCTAACAAGCCATACACGTTCTTGTCAGGGAATACCGCGGCATCACGGCCAAAGCCTTCAGCCACCACGGCATACTTACCGATTTGGTCATCTTCAACATCTTCACGTTTAATTTTGATAGATGCTTCAAAGGTCTTGTTCTGGATCTGATAGCCATGGCTACCCATCTCAGCCAGCTGGCGTTCGCCGACCCACTCTTTAATGCCTGGTAAATCTTTCAGCCAGCCATAAAAGTTGCTTGAACCGCTACTTGGTACTTGCGTTGCGACACGATTCCACTGTGGCTTAATAACGCCCAGTCCTTTCGTATACGCACCTGACATCGAAATCGTCAGTGCTTCCAAAACCTGTGCTTCAGTAAACGCCATTCTCAGTTACTCCCTTGTTTCTTGGCATTCAGGGCCTTCTTAGACGCTGCGTACTCGTCTGCCGAAAGGTTCATTTTCCGGCACATGGCCAGCTCATCGGCGCTTAATGCGTCGGAGTCACCTGCACCGGCGGTCTTAACTTGCTTGCCATCAGCAATGACAGGGGCACGAGAACACCACGCAGTAAATTGCTCGCGTCCGTTCTCCGTACTGCAAAGGCCCACATACATGTTTTTATCTGCTGGAGCGACTTTACCGGCAGCAATTGCCTCATCGACTAAGGATTCAACTTTGTCTTTTTCGATCTGGTCCAGTTTGCCCTGCAGCTCTTGCGCTCGGTTCAGCGCCAGCTGGTGAGTCGCTACCGGCACATATTTAGTCGGGTCTTGCTGCGCATTCAGTGCCGTTTGATGCTCAGACTTCATCGTATTGATGGCCGTCACCGCCTGCTCGGGTGTCGCTTCTTCAGGTAAACCCAGCAGCTGAGTGATGATGAGAGGCAGTTTCACATTGTTATCCTCTTGGTTATTGAGGGCAGGAACATAGAGATTGGGTTTATTCGTTAACCCAGAACTGGATAGCGCCAGCACTTGACCGCTTTCAGGTGAGTAATCAAACGCGGGGGAGTAAAAGCCGAACTTCTTACCTTCAATCAGCTCATTCCCTTCGGAATTCCACTCAACATTGGCCCAGACTTCACCGTTACGGTTTTGCAGAGCAACGATCCAGCCGATAGCCTCGGTATTACCTACGCGGGTTTCCGTGGCATGTTCGATATCAAATGGCAGCTTCATATTGAATGCTGCCACCACACCATCAGGATTAGAGTTATTCCAACTACGGCCATCACGGCCAGCAAACATGCCTGCGGGGATCATTGGCAGCCAGCATCCTTGGTCTGCGGCAACCATCCGTGACATGTCAAAGCAGATAGCCTTATGGGTTCGTTGTTGCATCATTCGCTCCGTTACATAACAACCTCCTGCCAACTGGCTCAGGTTGAATGGTTAAGACGGATTGATAATGACGGGATAACGGGAAATAACGCAGATGACTAATTTCGCTCCGAACACGTAGTTCAGGAAAGGTGCAGCAAAACAGGGGAAGAATGACAACGGGGGATGAAAATTAACGAGCAGAACGAGAGGGATAAACCAAACTTACTTTGCACAGGGTACACAGGTTTTTTTATCAGGCAAGCACGAAGCAGCCGACAAACCGAAAAATACACCCGCAACCTTTTCCCACACCATCTTTAAACTATCTTTAAATCGCCTCAGATTGGCATGGGACAGGTTGATGCTTACGACGGTAGCCAAAAACGCTTACAGAGGCTTAGAGAGCGTTTTAGACAATACTTTTTCTTTGGCGAGCAAGTCGCTTTTTAGTGCCTGTTCCCGAGCTTTCCCCGGATTGTAGTTCCAACCAGGTTCAATGCCAGTGGGTAGCGTTTCAACTTCACCGGTTCGCTTATTGACCCACTCCCGCGAACCGTCATCAGGCGCAGAAAACGTATAGCCTTTTTTCTCCTGCAGCTGCGCATACTCATACTTACTAATTTGCCGAACACCACAATGGCAACCCCAACCGTTTGGCGGCATATGGCTCTGCCACCACGGGTCATCAATCGGTAACGTAATACCATTCCAGCTAACATGCAGCGCACGGTGCTCACGTGCAGGGCCCAACTGATACACCAAATAGGGCATGGCGCGCTTGGTTCGCTCTATGCGCTCCCACTGTCCAGCGGCACGGGCAGTACGCATGTTTGTCCGGTAAATGATTTTTAAACGGCCTTCACTGCCCAATTGAACTGGCTTTGCCTCACCGGTCAGCTGGTCATCCATCAGCTGAACGCCCCACCAACCAGACTTAACCAGCAATGGCTTGAGAACGGCGGCGAACTGCTGAAAGGTTTGCCCCTCAGCAATCGCATTCTCTACCAGCTGCCGCACCTCAACCAGCAGATCCGCATTCAACATCTTGGCCACGGTGAACGCATTAGCGTGCTCTTCCTTCCACACATCCCGATAATCAAACGCAGGCTTCAACCCTTTTTTCTTAAACCACGCCAGCGCCTCTTTCGGTGGGAACGCCTCGAATTCAGGCATCGTGTACATCCCCCACGCCGCGCATACGGAACATGTAATCAGCCAACTGCTGGGTGAAACGCTCAGGGGCCAGTGTCGTTTGCAGATCAGCCAGCGCAGCATTAAACGCTTCGTAGCTGTCACACTGATTAGCCAGCTTGATGATAGGGTTCATAAACTCATCACCACCCACTTCAACCCAATCGCTCATGGCGTCATTGGTCAGCTCATTAATGAGTTGTTCTGACTCTTGCTGCACCCGATTAATCGCCAAGCGTGCGGTTCGGTTCATCGCAACGGGTGTCAGAGCAGCGGCATTCATCGCAGACATAGGCTGCAGCAACAGCGCCTCGTTATCCGGATCGCCCAAACCGAACTTGTCGCGAATCTCACTTTCACTCACACGCAAGCCGCGATCGATGAGCGGGGTCAGGCTCTCAACCAACAGCTTCAGGTCTTCCGGTTCAGGCACGCGAATCGTCACACGTGGGTATGATGCCTGCACACCCCAGTTCAAAATGATGAACGGCTTGACCAGATATTCATTGATGGTGGATTCCAGCTGGCGCGCATCCCACTTCGCAATATCTAACCGCACTTCGTTGTGCACGGTTGCCTGCGCTTTACTGCTGCCATCATCGGTAGTCATCGTCTGGCCGAGAACAGCTTTACTGATTTGCTCATCACACCAGCGTGCTTGGTTCTCGAATAACGTATTACCACCGTCACCTTTCGCGGTTTCTACCAGCTCAATTTTCATTGAATCATGAATAACTGCACCGGCATCAGATGCAATCGACGCAATGGCATTTTTCAGTGTATCGATTTGATCAGGCGTCGCGTTGGGGCCGTACTTACCAATGCGCACCGGAATGCCGAACACCTCGGCAAACGCCCACCAGTCGCGCACCGTAAAGCTCTTGAGCATGTACATCACGGCACACAAGCGGGTCAGGCCATTGCGCCACACGCTGCCGCTCTTAGAACGGGGCAGATGCACAATGAACTTGTACGGCTCTAATGGTTTACCCTGTGGCGCTGCATCACTAATCAGTAAAATGTCATCCAGCGAATCCGCGTCTGGGCGCAGATAGCGCGGGTCAACCCACTTATAGTCATACGGTTTCCACGGCGTGCTGTTCGTATCCCACAGAATCTGGCAAACGCCCAGCCCCTTGCCCAGACCATCAAGCAGATCAAAAAACAACTCAGGGATGGCATCACTGGCCATCAGCTCACGCACTTCATCGGCTAACCGGATATCGGCAGGCGCATCACTGGCCGCTTCTACACTGGGCTTGAGTGCTGCAACCGCCAGCTTTCGGGTACGCAGCACCGAAGCATAATGCAGATCACGCTCTTCAATTTCTTCTGCCAGCGTCATGTAGTCTTGCGGGTTATTCCCATCGACTACTGAGCGCAACAAACCCGCCAACCGTAATGGCGTAACTGTGCTGGCCACACTCGAAGGGCGAGGGTTACGCACGCTAGTCACATGCGCCTTGGCAACATCAGCACCGAGCGTTGGCTTATCCGGTTTAATCGGGTTGCCCCGTGAATCAAGGATAGTTGTCACAGCATTACTCCTCGGCCACGCGCGGCCATCTTAGATTGCATATCATCGGCTCTATCACGCTCGCTCACGTTAACGTAAAACGGCGATTGCTCTGGGTTGGGTTTGCCTATGTTGTGCAACGCGTAAACATAGTTTTCTGCGCGGCTGGCCAGATACGCTAAGAAAATGGCCACCGCACTATCACCGTGACGCGTGTTACCATCACTTCCCACTGTGCGGCTGTCATCAATGCCAGGCACACCGCGATAAAGCTGAATCTGCCCCAAGTCAGTGATCACGTCTTCATGCTTTGGCAAGTCCAGCTCGTCATCTTCGAACGCGGCTTTAAAGCGCGGCATGTTTTCGCGATAGAACGCTTGCGACAACATGACTTGCTCAACCTCCTCGCCGTATCGGTAACTGGCTTGCTCGGCCAAATACTGGCCGTTACCGCGCGCATCCAACCAAATGCCATTACGCTGCGGCAAGTGATCACACACATGGAACAACGCTTGCTCTTGCTGTTTGAACGGAACATTCTTCAGCTCAACCAAGAACGGCACGCGGCGGCGGGTATTGGGCTGCACGTCAATCGGTGCTAATACCGTCAAGTCACCCGTGCGCGCGAAGTCTTCGCCCAGCGCATGACGGCAGCTCTTGTCTAATTTATCCAGCTCAGGTTGCACATATTGATCTAGCCACTCCTGCATCTCGTTCACGCGCTCCGTTTCAGAAGCGGCATTAAACGCAGTCGAGCCAGTAAAGCGCAGAACGGTAGGCTCACCCCGTGCGGCACGCTCACGTAACCCGCGGGGAAGATAAGCACCACCACCGCTTTTCGGTTCGCAGTAGTACTCTTCCCGCGCATCCTCTTCAGTCGCTGTATCTTTGAGCAGGTTCTGTAACCACGTATCTTGCGCGGCTTGGCTCCACGGCTTTTTAGTGACTTGGCAAATCCGCTTGTACAAGCCTTCATTGATTGCTGTTTCGATATCCACCGTGTGAATGCTATATCGCTTCTTACCGGCGCGGCTGTCTTGAATCAGCGTATTGAAGAGGTTTTCGACACCGTTATGCGTCGAGATAATCCGAACCTTACAACCCCACATCGTCAGCGCCAGAGCAGCTTTAAGAATGGCGGCCAAGTCTTTGTGAAACGCACCTTCATCAATAACCACGTTACCTTGCATACCACGCAGGTTGCTGGGGTTAGAACTCAGCGCTTTGATTTTGAACCCGCTGGCAAAGTTGATGACATAGACCAAGATATCTTTGTCTTCATCAGCCAGCGCTTCTTCACTCACTTCACTGGCGGCGCAGTTATACGCACGTGCCCACATGGCACATGCGTCGATAAACTCACGCGCCATGTCTTTTGTAGTACCTACATAGAAGGTATCGCAGCCGCCCGCTGACGATGACATAGAGCCAGTGAGTGCAGCATCAGCAGCCTCTGCCCACGTAATCCCTGTACGTCGGCTTTTTTCACAAATCTTCAGGTCTGAGTCATCAGCTATCCAACGCTTCTGATACCCCAGCAGCACCTCATTGTGATTGAACTGACCGCCAATAATGGCGGCCGCAGACTGGTTGCGCAGTTCATTTTCTGCTGACGTTAAATGCCCGCTCATCCAAAGAAACTCCACAGCGCAAAGCAGAACACTGAACTGGCCGTCATCCACCCGTAGCAAAATGAATCCAGCTTCACGCAATCAGAAAACATGCGCAGCACAATGAATGGTGCAACCAAGCAAAGCCACAGTGACCAGATAGACATCATGCCAACCCCAGAATTTGCTGCTTGATCTGTGTGGCGGTTTCCGCCGTCAATCCAGCACGCTTAACGATTTGCTCAGCCTTGGCCGCAGCCTCTTCCGCAAACGCCGCTCGAATCTCTTTCTCAACCTTATGGCTGGTCATCGCTGCTTGCTCGACACGCTGAATCACTAACGCCAGCTGCCCCAGCGATTTAGGGTCAACCATCTTGCCGTCTTCGCCTTCGCTGGCGTCCATCATCTTCATCGAAGTTTCAAACGCCATCGTGCGCACAAACTCTTGCAGCAGCTTACCGACTTCAGAGGTCGGCGCTTGCCCCAGCTTAGCTGTCCAAACCTCGGCCACTTCACGGGCTTGCGCCATGCGGCTACCGGCTTCTTCCATACGCTTAGCAAACCGGTTCAGACCCGTGCGGCTGATCTGCTCTTCGGGCGGTAGTCCGGCATCAACAATCAGCTGATTAACCTCAGCCAGAATGTCTTTCTGCTGCATAGAACCAGAACGCAGCATCGCGGATAGCTGACTGCGAATATCATCCGGCAACTGCTGAATCTTTGACTTGGTGTTCTTTTTCTTGACTGTCATAGCCACCCCAATATCAGGATTACTCTGGGCGTGGTTTCTTGACGCCAGGCACAGTTGCCGATCCCGTCGCCACATCAATACCGCGACCGGTTAACTTGGCAATCATCGTATTGCCCAGCTCACGCTGCGTAATCAAACCTTGCTCCGCTAACCAGCAAATGTGCGTGCGCACCGCATCACGGCTAATCTTGTGGCCATACTGATCCAGACAGGCATCCAAAATAGACTCGTTCGCTTCATAGCCCGGCATCTCTTCCAGAGAGCGCAACATCACCAACCGCTGATCTGCAGTGACCAACTCTTTTAACGACATACAAACCCCGCTTATTTCTCGTTTAAACGCTGTTCCAACAGCAAATTATTCAGGTGATTGGTTTGCTTTAATTGAGCGGTTAACGCCTTCATGTCCCCGCGCACGTTCTCCATCTGCAGGCTCAAGTGGCTAAACTCCTGCTGCGTGGGCAACGTGCTAATGTGATTTTCGAGGCTATCAACACGCGAGTTCAGTTCATCCATAGATGTCTCAATCACTTTGATTTCTTCACGGCGCGCAAAGGTCTTACTCAACCACAGCATCGCCACGGCCATACCCAGAGCCGCAATCGTGGTAATGACACCCCACCACTTGGGGATCCAATCAAACTCCATAGTGAACCCCCGCACGTTCCTGAACCGATTGGCAAGGCACGCAGCGCACCGCGTTCGGTGCAGCGTTTAAACGCTCAGTCGAAATCTGCTCACCGCAGCGCAAGCAAAAACGATTACCGGCAGCGTCTTCATCAGGTGTTTCGTTCGGGCGATTAACAACGTGCGCAATCGCCATATCACGCGTCTTCTGTTCCAGCTCTTGTGCTCGGTCAAATAAGTCGATCATTTAATCCTCGCCACCAGTTGAGACACTGCACCCGTTACAACAGACTGCACCTTTTGTCCTGACGCTTTCGGGTGTGGGGCGAAGCCATCCAGAGTCCGCAAGCCCAGATACGCCCACGCGATAGAAATCAGCATCATTGCCATATCAAAATCAGGGCCAGAGCCATAACCAAACGCCTTCAACACTGACATCAGAAGCACATAAAGGGCGGTCATATACCACGACTGGCGCGCCATCTTTGGCCGCGTATGCCGCACGTATTCATCCTTCGCGTTATCACCTTCACGAATGGTTTGCTGCGCTTCTGCATGCGCGGCTTGATTGTCTTGCAGCTGCAACTCTTGTCGGCGCGTTTGTTCTTTTTCCAGCTCTACCTTCAAACGCTGCAAATCAGCCAACACGGCGGGGTCATCGATGCTACTCAGCCGATCGGCAATCACAGCCTCTTGCTGGCTGGTACTCATGCCGAGATTGGATACCTGCTCGACAACATCAGCGACCTTATCTGCAGTAGCACTACCGCCAAACATGGATGAAATACCACGGATAAGCGCAGGGCCACTTTGCACAGCCAACGCAGCGATAGCAGAGATTAACGGGATCATGACATGTCCTTATTGTTAAGAATGGCCCGAAGGCTCGCGCACTTATCACGGCCATATTGCATGGCCGAATCCGCCTCATTTGAAGGAGAAAAAAAGGAAGTGCTATGACTGACCGGCGCAGTAACGCCAGACCTGACACGATAGATTTCAGTTGGGGTAACAGACAGCCACCCGCGTACAAACAAATCTTGCATGGTGCCGTCATGGCTATGAAGAGGCGGAGTGCGGTCAACAGCATCCTCCGCAATTCCACGTTCTGCCGCTTCGCGCTCTAGCGCCAAGCGTTTAGTTCGACCGTGAGAAACACTCCATAACCAATTACGGCCCATATCAAACCCCGTACTCTTTTGCCCACTCGCCGGTACGCATTTGCTGCGCATGGCGTTTGGCGCGGTTCGGTGTTTGTTTTGCCCAGCGGCTATCCAGCATGCCAGCAGCGGCTTTATTCCAATTACCATTGGCCACGGCAGAAAGCGTATTCTTAAAGTTTGCTAACCCCTGCGGCCCCATTTGGTACGCCATTGACTGCAACACGGCATAACGTGCGGGATACTGCGAACATGCATTCATCGCCGCAGCCAGATTCGGAAACTTACGCATATCCGACTCGAGTTTATTTATAAACTCACCCAACCACGCTTCACCGGCCTTCAGAGGCAGAGTGAATTGATACAGTTTGATATCTGCACCTTGCGGCCCAATACGAAAACCAAAGCCAACGGTAGGATAACCTTCACTGCAAAGGTATGGCCGTTCTCGCCAACCTTCTTCAAAATCAATGAGGGAAAATAGAGAAGACATGACACACCTTAATTAATAAGAATTTAATTAAGTGTGCGCTAAGAGGATAATTACTTTGTAATGTGATTTTTCATCTAAAAATGGAAAGGGAGCCTAAGCTCCCTTTTTAACTGAACAGTATATTGTGTTTTTATTTCTACTTCGTGTGAATTCCCACCCCTTAATTACAGCCTTTTTCATCTCGCCATTTTTTATGTCGCCAGAGTATACATCTGACAACGCTTTCTCGTCTGGTGAAATGGATGACCAATCACTAGATTGCTCAATTGGTGATAACGCCGCCAATCGCCAGCAATAGCCTTCAGCCATAAACAATGGGTCTTTTTCACTCTCAGTAAACTCAGCTTTCACAATGCCGTCTGTAGGGTTTAATTTCACCTGAAGATGGCGATACGAGTCTGAGACACTTGCCTGTTGGTAATCACCTAGCTGCATCCAGTCAGACTCTACAATGTGTGAAGCCTCAAAGCTTTGTTTCACCACATCAATAGGTTCAGCGTTAACGCCACCGGAGAGCAGTGAGCAAAAAAATAAAGTACTATAAATAATCCGTTTCATCAGCTATCTCCAAACATGTCAGGCTGGCGGCGGCGGGTCTCAAATGAACGCATACGCGCGGTAATGCGCCAGATTTCCCGCTGCGTAACATCGAACTTCTGCGCCAGCTCAAAGGAATTGTTACCGTTAAACTCCTGCCACACCCGCAAATCACGAATCGTGTTTTGCAGCGTCTTGCCTCGTGGCAAATAAAACTGCAGTCCGCCGTACACTCGGCACAGTTCTGATAGCATGACTAACGCCAGCTCAGGAGATCCACCATGCTTTTCTACGGTGCATGAAAACAGATCGTAAAGCTCCCGCATAGTTTCAGGCCAACGGGCTGACTTTTCATTTTCTATGATATTAATTGTATCGCTAAGCATGCTGCTATTGAGCTGCTCACCGAACATATCAATGGTCTGCTCGTCTGTCTCCATACATCCCTCCTGACGCCAGATAAATAAATACCCAGCAGTGACTGAGTGTTAAAGATCATACAGCACCAGATCTACGCTATCAATGAAAAGGCCCCTTACGGGGCCTTTAAAGTCACTATTATTGAGATGCATCAGGTTGTTTATCAGGATTAATTATTACCCCATTTAAAAGCAACTTCATGCCTGGTCGCCAACCTGGATTCTCATACACCAGACGAATCAAATCATACCCTGGCATCGCCTTAGACTGATACGAACGCGACTCTGGCAGCACATCTCCGCGTTTCAATATAACCTCTGACATCAACCGAACGTGCCATTTTTTCAGAGCTTCCAGAACCTGATACGCCTGCTCTGATGTCAACCACTCAGCGCGCTCGATACCAGCACCACCATTATTGCGAGCCGTCATGCGCTTGATGTAACCGTTCAACGCATCCTCTGAACCGTTCCGCACAAACCCATCATGGTGCATGCAAATCCAGATAGCGCGAATCTTGCGTACCTCTGGGGCGCGAACGCGTGCAGAGCTCGGCGGCGAGTGGCGGCGAGACTTCGATACTCTGACCACAAAGCCAAGACGTTTCATTTCCTGCACCACATCGTCCAGCTTTTTTGCACTTAACCCTTTCGCAGAACGTGAGCCTGTAACACGCTCCAGCAATGACCGGTAATCATCCTCCGTCATTCCCAACTCACGGCGACCAACCTGCACCAACTTCAGAAAGCGAGTCACATCGGCGCGCTGGGGTTTATTTTGCGTCATGTTCATCATCATCTTCCTCACTCAGTGTTTCGACCCAGATACGCTTAACTGCCGGTGGTCGTCCATCTCGCCACTTTGGAACACGGTCATCAAGCCATTGCATTGCTTGCTCATCGGTCATCATCACCGGCTTCTTTGACCCACTAACCAAAACCCGTGGGCCATTAGCCTTTACATAATCAACTAAGTTGCGGCGATAGGGGCTGAGTTTCATCGGCCACCTCCTGCAACTCAGTCACTAACTGCAACCCCTCAATCTTTTTAAACTGCCGCACCAAAACGGCAGAGGATCCAAAATAGGGCGTAAGGTATGTAAATCCGAGCGTTTTAGGGTCTGTCGTGGAATACAGCTCTTTGAAGCGCTTAACACCAATGCGTTTTTTTACTTTCTCCAATTGCTGAATTTCTTTTCTGTTATAAAAAGCGACAAACCTGTGATGCCAAACTTGCTTCACCACACCGTTAATAAACGCATCGTCAGGTGAAATTTCATCAAGTCTACCGACCCAATCACCTTTGATTTTGTGGTCAATGTATACCGCCAACGCGGTTGTGTTTTCGCTCTTGCGTACACGCTGAATCGTAATGGCATGACCGCTCAGGCTAAACTCCAAATGCACCACAAATTCTTTTAACCGAGTTTGAATCGCCTTCCATTGCTCTTTGCTGATAGTCATCATGCCACCTCTGCAACGTCACGAACGGCACCAACGCCGTTAGCACAACCGTCCACTGCAGCATCAGCGCCAAAGCGAATAACACAGGTTTGGCACAGCGCCGCACGGCGAATGGCCCACTCGTGATTAGCCGCGTTCTTGGCCACCTTGCTAGCCATCAGCCACACGTTTTGTGCCATCGTGTAGCGGCCTTCACGCTCCAGTAAGGCAGCCTCAGTAGACAGTGATGCGTATTCAGATTGCGGGGTGTTCAGCACTTCAATTTCCATGATGTAACTCCATATTGTTCTTTTCATAAACGGTGACCACAGAGCCATTCTTGAGAATGAAATACGCAAGGTCACATTCGAGGATTCGGCGCGGATTCCATCCCGCTTCACGCTGCCGAATCCGCCGCAGCTGGCTTTTGCTTGGACGCCTTGCGCGAGACAAGGCCCCCAACATTTCCAATTCGCTGCGACCGGTACGCTCAACCCAACGCTGCATCGCGTGACGGGTGAGGTACAGCGGGCCATAGCGCGTTTCAAACTCCATCGTGCTGATGACCGAACATCTCTTGGTAGGTGGCATCACCCATCACCGGCCCACAATCAGGACACCCTTTGCACGTTGGCCCCAGAGTTTTGCAGACGCTTTTAACATCAAGCTCATTCCACACCCGCCGCATTGCCATTCCTCCGCGCTCTGCAAGAAACGCCTCGGCATCGTCCAGTGGCATAGACAAATCTTTGTATTCATCAGGGTTATGTGGTGTTGCATTTACCAAACCAGCAACCCATTGCAGAGCATCACGTACGCCATGCTCGTAGTGAGATTCTTCATAGTCAGTCCCGTTTTCATCACAACGATCTGCTAGCAAGGTGGCCAACATAAGCTGCTGAAAAAACTCAGGGGTCATACTTGTCATTTTCATAACCACCTCACAGCTTTGCCCAGTCCAAAGAAATCGCCGTGTACTTGCCTGACGGCAGGCGCTCATAAAGGCGGATATATTCGGTCTTACTCACCGCCGTGATAGCGTCTGCACACGCCTGCATCGCCTCCATCCACTCTGGGTCATCAATTGCCAGCTGGCGCAGAGAGAGAACCTGATTCACATCAATGCGGCCCTGCTTACCAACCCGAAACGCATGGTCAACCAGCGCACGAATCTCCGCGCTTGAACCTGGTGACCAACGCTCGATGCACGCATCAATTTTTGCTTTCGCCGCCTGAATGCGTTCGTTGAAAACACGGTGCTCGCCAATGGCGCGTTCAATCTTGTACTTGCCGTCAAACGAAAGCAGCGTCACATTCCCCTTAGCGCCACCCCACGTAACGTCATATTCGCTGGCACTCAGGTCGAGAAAATCGACAATCCGCTTTTGCATGGCCTGCTTGCACGCCAGCATCAACTCCTGTTGCTGATGGCCCATTGCAATCAGCTCCATCACCACTTCATCACGCAGCAGATCAATCGGCTTAATCAGGTGCACCGGCACCAAATGACCCAGCGAATTCGTGCGCATTTCATGCTCTGGTGCTGTTGTGGTTTGGGTTTCATTTGTCATTGTCATGTTCCTTACGAGATTGAGAGATGTTGCATTCGCACAAACCGGTGAATGAGATACCAAGCGAACTGGGCATGTCTTTATGCTGCAGTCGGCTGAGTGATACCGGCTCTGGTTTTCCCCTAACTTTCACCACAGCGCTGTTCCCTGAAATTTCCAGCACAACGCCATTGCAACTTGAAATGTGAATCCGACCACGGCCACGCAGGCTAGCGCGTGAGAACGTCACCTTGTCGCCTGGTGCAAACGGCTTTATATCCAGCACAGCAGGCAAATACCGCTGGCACGTTTTGCATAAATAATTCATAGCCACTTCCTTATGCCGAAGACTGGAGCTTGCTTAGAGTCGAGGTACAGAGCTGCTGCGAACTCTGCGCCGTCATCCTGATAGTCATGAGCGTTCGCCACGGCATAACGCTCCGCCCAAAACACCATCGAACCGCAATCCAAACGCGTCGCCATAACGCGGCGCTTGATGCCCTCGATAGTGGTATCAATCTCAACGGCACGGTCACACAGCACTTGGCTGGGAAACTCAATTTCGATGACCGGACGCGCCGGAGTGCGGGTAACTTTCAACACATGGCAGCCCATACGACGAAGCTCTTTCACTGAGCTGAACAGGGCAGACTTCAGCGCCTGGTGATTCACATTGCCGTTCATACTTCCGTTCATAGTGGATTCCTTGCTGTTCTCGGTATTGGTTCAGGGTTGCCAGTAGAGGCAACCCGCTGCCTGTCTTTACTCGCCTTCCAGCTCTTTGAAGGCATGGCGCAAATCACCTTCATTCAGTGGCTCACCCACGGAGTACATCACCGCCAGTTTCAGTACTTTGCTCACCATCCGCAGACCACCTGGGCGCTCACTGATTTTCAGCAGCAGTGCACGCTCATCACTGCCCGTCACCGACCACGCATCAGCAATCGCCATCACATCGGCTTTTTTGCACTTGGTCAGCGCGCGTTTTTTAGCAATACGGGAATACAGACGGGCGAAGTCTTCACTGCGCTGGCCACCGGTCAGCTGGGTGTAAACACGAGAGTTACCCACCAACACCATGCCCACGCCGACTTCCTCTTGCAGAATGCGCAGCTCTTCAAGTGTTGGGCGATCAAGGTGGTCGGCTTCATCAACAACAATCAGGCCATTGGTATTACGCAGCTTGCGACGCAGTGCACGAGCCAGAGGGCCACGCAAGCGCGGCGCGTTCTCCATACCCAGCTCCATCGCCAACTCATACAGACACTCGGTCATCGTGGCGCGGCTCGGGCTAGCCGTGATTAACCAGACATTGTTGTTTTTGCGTTGGTACTCCAGCAGCGCTTGTGTCTTACCAACACCTGACGCACCGTGGATAACCGCGATACTTTGGGTCACATGCGCATACGTCATATCAGCAGCAATCTGACGTGCCGTTTCTGTCAGCACGAAGCCGGGGTCTTTCGGGGCGCAGCTACGCTGGTCACGGGAGTTCAGCCAGTTAGCAATCTTTTGCAGCATGGCGGTAGGGTTAGCCGAGTATGTCCCTTTAACCAACTGGTTAATCGTAGTAGGGCTAACGCCGATCTCTTTAGCCATATCCGCCTGCGTTACCGCACCGGATTCAAGCAAAGCTTTAGCGCGTTCCAGTGGCTCCGCTGCCGTGTTATTCACGAGAGACACCACGTTTGTCATTGAAGTTGTAGTCATGGAAAACTCCTTTTCGGGCCAATTGGCCAATACGGTTTAAATGCCAGTTACAGGCTGTTTTTCTTTAACTGCTCAGCGAGCGTTGCAACATTCGCTTGGTAGCGTGATTCATAGTCGATCACTGTCGCTGGCTCAGCGGTTTGCGTACTCAGTTCAGTGCGTGGCTGCAGCGCTACTGCCGCATTGCCTTGCATCATCGGGCGTACCATCTCAACAACCTTGGCCTCTGGAACCTCTTCATCAGTGATGCTCGGTAACAGCGCCGCAGCCTCCAATGCAGACATGCCTTTCTTAGCCAGAGCTGCTGCTTTATTGGCTTTAACGAATTGAGTACGTTTGCGTTTGTGTTCACGGGCCTGTTGGGTATCGCCGAACGCGACTTTCTCCATGCACTCCGCTTCGCAGATATGCAGGCCGTTCAATGTGGTAACGAGTACCGTTTCATGCAGTCGCTGTGGGTCGAACCGCGCGACCACTTTTTGGTCGGCATACTGCGCCAAATCAGGGTGGTAATAGCGGTTACTGCGCTTCTCAATACTGCCGCCAGACTCCAGCTTGATAGTGCCGTGCTTGCTAACGCGGGTTGCTTCAGCCTGCAGCAGCATCAACGTCAGTTGAGCATCAGTAGCTTTACGGATAGACGCTTGGCGATAGCTGTTTTCAAATGCCTGGTCAAAGCTCATTACACCGCCACAGGCTTCTGTTTCACGGCCAACCTTGCTGTTGTACAGCGCCACACCCTCAGCAATGATCCGCATGAACTCCGCCGCATCAGCCGCCCGTTCACCATAATTGTCCGGCTTCGCCATCGGGTTAGGGCCGGTGTAGCAACCCGCTAACAGCGGATGCTTATCGATCATTTCATCAAGGCCACCCACGCCGAACGCACGTTCAACCGGCTTCGCTTGACCATGACCTTTCCCCAGCAGCACACTTGTCCAGTGCAGCTCAATGCCCAGCATCGGAATGATCCCGAGCGGGTCATCCTCTTTAACCTTGAAGCGATAGCGGTTTGGCACACCGCCGGTCATCCACTTGTTGGCCGCAGCACGCGTGTTATCGATAGTGATTTCGCGCGGAATACCGTACTTGCTGCACGCATCCATTAAGCTCAGGCGAATGCTGTCGGTGTTCTCACTAACATCAGTACGCCATGCCACAATCTTCCGGCTGTAAACGTCCTGCCAAACCCATGTTTTTGGGCGCAGAATTTCACCGTTGAACCACTTCACAAACACGTTGTGTTGGTATCCATCGCCGTTTAACCAGCTCATTGCATCCAATTCAGCAATGGTTCGCTCTTGCGGTGGATAGAGCTGCATCAACGCATGTTCACCGTCACGCAGCATCACGCGTTGAGCGGTTGAAACCTCTAACCCCAAACGGCGCATCAAGCTGTCTAAACTCGGAACAGACCAGCCGTACTCACGGGCAGCCAAACACAAACGGTCATAGCAACTGCTGGCGTTTGGCCGCTCATTACGCAAGTAATCCGCCTTGAAGTACTCCCACGCCTCAGCACTGACCGGAGCCAACTTCGCAACACGATTAGCCGTGGCCGATTCCTGATGCTTCGGCAGCAACACCGCCAACCAATCGCTAGACTCAAAGCCCTTAACCGCAGCGCAATAACGGCGCAGAGTGGGCAGAGCAATCGCGAACTCGTCAGAAATGTGCTTATACGCATCCATCAACGAACTGCCGTTCTGAACTAACGCATGCACAGCCTGCACAGCAGCAACCCGAGCCTTCGCTTTTTCATGGGCCTTTTCATTTGCCTTACCCCAACGCGCCCACAACTGCTCTTTGCAATAACGTGGTGCTTTAGGCTTAGGCAGATCCAATGTCATGCCACCAATCTGAACTTTGCCGCTCTTACGCAGCAGCGCGGCTTGGGCTGCTGTAGGCAAACACGAAACAGAAAACTCAAACGCTTTACCCTGAACACCTTCCTTGCGGCGAGATTCCCATCCTTGACTCTTGGCCATTTTTCTAACGCCTTGAGGAGTACCTGGAAGACCTGGCAAACCAACAACGTCTGTGACTGAAAACCACTCCATGGAGGTGCTCCTCATACAGCTTCTTTCAGTGACGGATAACGTGATGGCCAGATCTCTTCTTTTGGCACACCAATAGCAGCAGAGATAATCCCTTCGCCTTTTGGCCATGGACGCATCAATGCGTTGTACAGCGTTTGACTGCCAAGGCCGTTCTCACGTGACAACCTAGATAGATTCGTACCCCGCTTTTTGAGGGCTGAAATCACATCAGAACGGTGCCAATCGCTAGCTCTGATTTCAGTTTCCATTTCGTTTACCTCACTTCTGAATTACCATCAGTTATCAATTTCTGTAATCAGTTTCTGTAATCAGTTTATTCAGAAACCTGTTAACATCAAGCTGTTTCTCAATGGTTTCCATCAAGAAATTGATAAGCCATTGATATATAACTAAAGAAACTATAAATGTTTTTCGGAAACTCAGTTTCCTAAAGAGGGTGTTTTGAGAAACGAATGGATGACGGCCAAGGAGCTCTCCGAGTTACCAGGAATGCCAAGCACACCACAAGGCATACACAAGAAAGCGAAGAGAGAGGGTTGGAAGTGGCGAAAACAGGAAGGAGTCAAAGGACCAGGCATTGAGTACTGGTATAGCGTCGATGAGGATTTAGAAAGGCCACAGGCGCTGAATGAACCGGAACCCGTTTATGAAAACAAGTTTCTAGAAGAGTTCGCTTTAATACCTGGTTACCGCGTCCAAGTATCAGCAGGACACGGCACAATCACGCAGACTGACTGCGAACCGTGCAGGCATTTAGCGTTTAGGCGTAAATGGCTTAGGTGGCGCGGGTTTAATGAAAAAGAATTAGCCATCGTCTGGAGCAAAGGCGACAGCATGGAGCCGACCATAAGCAACAACGATACGCTCGTTGTACACCTCGGCAGAACGCGTCCTGTGGACGGTCACATCTACGTTGTGCGTAATGCTGACCAGCTATGGGTTAAGCGACTACAGGTCTTGCCGAACGCCTGGCTACTGCTCAGCGACAACAAACACTATCAGCCGATCGAAGTGCCTAAAGACCAGCAGCACACCTTTGAGATCATCGGCCAAGTGGTTCACATATCGCATGACGTTGGAGAGTGA